GTGGATTGCCGGTGACGCAGCGCTGGGAACGCGCGAAAGGAAAGAACCCATGACCCCCTATGACCTCCGGACCAAGATCGGCGCCCTCGCCCAGCAACACGACGCCGAACTCGACGCCGTAGAGAAAGAGCTCCGCGGCAAGTACCGCCTCCTGCGCAGAGCTGTCGTGCTCGAGGCCGGCGAAGAGACGTGTGTGAATGCCGAAATGGAAGAAGCCTGGGACGAGTTCAACCCCCGCCGCAGCGAGGTCCCCGCGGGCGCTCCCATCGTGGAATACGACTAGCTCTCGCCCTGCAAGTACTCGAGCCGCTCCGCCCATCGTCGGTCGCTCGAGAGCTTTTCATACTCGGCAGTTCCGGGCATGGGTTCGGAGTCCTCCTCGGTCATGTGCGCGGTGAGATCCTCGAGCGCATAGAGCCCGGCGTCGAGCGCGTGATGGTCGTAGCGCGGGTGAAAGTCCTCTCGCTCGTCATCCCAGGGGCAGGTGCGGGCCTCTTTCTGCCAGGGCGCGGCTTGCTCGTAGACCTGGATCGTTTGGTTGCCGAGGAGCGAGTCGTAAAACCAGATCTTGTCCCGCTTGGCGCCCTTCTTCGAGGATTTGTGCGCCGCCTGGATCGGCACGTTGTACAGCCGCTGCATGTCCGCGATGCTCTGCGCCCCGCCTCCGCCCGAGTCGCCGCGGATGACGTTGGGGTGAAATTGCTCGCGCAAGGCATGGGTCCGCGCCGCCACGCCCTCGGTCGTCATCTTGTTTTCCTTGTAGGCGTGGATCAGGTGGATCTTGTGCATGCTCACCTGCCGTTTGCGCACCACATCATAGGCGTGCTCGGTCGTCAGGCGGTGCACCATCCATGCGTTTGAATGCACCTGCCCAAAGTCGAGTGTCAGCACCGTCCAGCCCTCCTCGGGCGCGAGACGTTGCGGCAACACCTCCCCGTTCCAGCGCCCGAGCGGCAACGAGTCCTCATCGCTGCAGAACTCGCCCTTGTACTCACGGCGGTATTCCGGCGTCGACTCCGTCCAGCCGAGGCGCGCGTTGTCGATCAGCACCTGGCGCAGGTTGGCTTCACCATCGATGTACGGGTTATCGTGGATGGTCGCAAAATGCACCGAGGCACCCGTCTCGCCCAAGCACATCCGGTGCCAGTATGTCCCCATGTTCCGCGATGGCGTCCCGAGCACGGCCGTGCCCCTGCCGCCGCGACGGAAGTGCCGCATGAGCGCCGGCCGAGCGCAGCTCGAGAGCGCAAACTCGAGCAACTCGTCCCGTACGGTGCCTGCCTCCTCGAGGCTCACGAATCCCGGGGTATAGCCGCGGATCTTCTCGGCCTCCGCCAGGGTGCTCAGGCCGAGCAGCTTCAATTCGCCACCGTTGGCAAAGAGCGCCTTGCCCTGCCGGAGCTTGATGGCAGTGCCGTGCTCGCGGTTCAATCGCTCGAACGCGGGCCAAAGCAGGTCCTGGGCCTTGTGCACGCTCGAGGCGAGCGCTAGATTGGTCACGCCCGGCAGCGACGCCCGCTCGTGAGCGACCGCACTCCAAGTCGTCTTTCCCCACTGCCGGGGCCCGTAGATGCATCGCAGGTGCCACGGGTCGAGCTCGATCTTCAGCTGCTTGGGGGTGAGCGCCGAAAGCAGCGACCGGCTCGCGCTCGCCTTAGCCCGTAGGACTCGGTTCGGGTCCAGCACGAGAGTACCCTGCGGCGCTGAGCGCGCGAGTGAGCCCCTCGCTCGGATTGTCGAGATCCGTCACCCGGAAGTAGCCGTTGCGGTCGAGCGCCGTCTGTATCACCGCATTGGGCGCCGTGAAAGCCTCGTCCAGGCTCAGCTGCTCCACCCGTTCGGAGGCGAGCAGGGTGCCGATCGCCAAGGGACTGCCGACGGGCCAGCGCCGTTCGAACCAAGCCCAGAGCTGGGGCTGGCTCGCCGCGCGCGGATTGCGGGTGTTAGCGAGCATTTCGTCAAACATGGTCTTTGCCCAGACCGCGTCGGTGCGGCAGTACTCGCGGGTGAACCGGCGAAGCTCTTGCTTTTGCGGGTCCCTGTCCTTCTCATCGACGACCGCGCCCCGCTCGAGCCAGTCGCGTAACTCGCCGATGGTGACGCCTTCTCCGTAGGCGACCTGCTCGTGGTAGGCGAATTTGTTGCAGCTGCCGATCAGGCGATCGGCAAGGGCCCGGGTCAGCTCGCCCACGCGCTCACCAGCACGCTTTCGTCGATGGCGCAGGAACATTCACTCCAGGGCACGAGCGAATAGGACTGCCCGTGCAGGCGAAACCGCGCCCGACCGCCGCAGCCGAGTAGCATCAGGAGCTCGCCCTGGCCGGTGTCGTTCGGCACCCAGAGCTCTTTGGCCTGCGGGAACTCTCGCCGGTCGCTGAACACGGCCCGCACCCACCGACCTGGCCCCGTCGCGACCACCCGTTCGATAACGACCCGATCGGCGCGCGTTGCCACCCTGCTCTGCTGCTGATGGCCCCGCCCCGCCCCGCCGTGGGGCTTGGGGGTGTCCCGCACCCTGACGACCACGCCCTGGGACACCTCCTCCTCGGTGAGCGGCAGCGTACGCCCCAGGGCCCGGGCAGCAGCAACCGGGTCGGGGCAGGTCAGGACCCAATTGCTGAGCGGCTCCGGGAGCTCTCCCGCGCCCCTCGGGTAGCGGACGGGGATACCGTGCTCGTGGATCTGTAAGAGCGGCTCGCGCTTTCCGGTCTCGAAATCGTCGAGCTCCCCCGCCACGCGGTTGCGGAGGTAGCCGACCAGATCGCCTCTCTGCAGGCCCGGGCGATCCTCGGGCATGCCGGGGTGCCCGGGTCCCACCGCCACGACCTCTGCGAAGCTCATGGCCTCGGGATCGCCCGAGTGCCCGCCGGAGACGGCCTGCAGGTGGTGCAGAGGCACGAACCCGACCGTGTTGACCGCTGCCGCGATGGCCGCCTGCGAGGCGTCGAGGGCCCCGTGGGTGAACACGAGCCCGCTCGAAGTGGTTTCCTCGAGCAGCCCCGGCCGCGCGCGAAGGATGACGTAATCCTTCTTCGGTAGGAGCCTCATAGCTGACGCTCCCGGGCGCGTTTGCTCTGGGCGGTCTTTCGCAGGGCCATGTCGAGCGCCCAGGTGCGGCGCTCTTCCTTGTTCATTTCGCTGTAGGGCTTGGTTTGCGCGGGAGTCTCGCGCGTTTCTGCGCGTTCACGGGTCTCTCGGCGGGGTGTTTCACGGGAAACAATGCGCTTGCCCGTGAGCCGCTCGGCGCGGCGCTGTTCCTTGGCCAGGACCTTGTCGGCTGCGGCCTTGGGCGTGAGCGAGTACTCTTCTAGATCGTCGTCCCAGCTATCGTAGTAGAGTTTGAAGGCCTCATCGTTCAGCTCGGTGTCGGCGAGCTCACTGAGACCGTGGCTCTTGGTGCGCTTCTCGAACGCGGCTCGCTCGCGTTTCTCATCAGCCTGGGCCTCGGTCTGCGCCTTGTCCTTCGTGTCGCCGTCGGCCTTGGCGTCGAGTCGGGCGCGCAGTTCGTTGATCTCGTGGCGCAGATCGGCCGCGGGCATGCCGTCCTTGGTGGCCTCGTAGATGTTTCGCGCGATCTTGTGGAACGGCTCGCCATAGAGTTTTTCGAGCGCGGGGGCGACCTTGCGGTAATCCTTGGCGCGGTAGGCGACGGCGGAGGCGGCGACATGGCCGTACTCGCGATCGGCCGCGGCGTTGATGCGCGCGTCTTCTGCGACCTGTTCCTTGTGCGCCTTGCGCTCGTCGTCGAGGGTCTTGCGCTCGCTCGCGAGCTGCTCCTTGGCCTTGCGCACGTGCTTGCCATTTTTGACCTTGTCGAGGTCGATGCGCTGGGGAGCATCCGGGTCAGGCTCGTCCGCTTTGGCTTCCTCTTTTTCCTCCTCATCGGAGGCGGGCTCGTCGTCGCCCTCGGGCTTGGCCACGGGCTTGCCGTCGAGGGATCGCCCGCTCGCCTTGAGCGCGCGCTCTAGGTGCTCGCGACGACGCTCGGCCTTCTGCGCCGCGGGGTCTACGCTAGAGGGGCGGGGGCGCTCCGCCGCCGGGGAGGGCGGGGACACTTCCTCCGCCTCCGAGTCCTGGGGTTCCGAGTCCTGGTCCTGCTGCTCCGCCATTGCTACTACCTCCGAGTGAGGGGAACGCCTGCGACGGGTCGATTACGGTCGACACGCTCGTCTTATCGGCGAGTTGCTTCTGTTCAATCAAAACGGCCAATTCTTCCAAGAAAAGCTCGAAATACTCGAGCCGATCCGGGGGCGCACCTTTGCTCTCCGCGCCGAGCAACTCGAGCGAGACCCGGTCCGCCATACGCTCGAGATCCATGCTCTTTCGCGGCGACTGGTAAAAGCCGTCCTCTTGCCGCTCGGAGTCCTTGGCGTGGAGCCATTTTTCGATCTGGTGCTGGACCCACTCGTTCTCTCGGTTGACCTGGTCGCCCACCGAGTCGGCATCGAGGTGCTGACGGAACTGAATGAGCTCCGCCATGCTGCCCTTTTCCTGCTCGACCATCTGCTGGCCCCACTCGAGCAGAGACGGGACAGAGTTTTTCTCTTCGCTCACGCTCGAAATGCGCAACATGAACTTGTCTTCGTCGAGGTCGAGATCAGCGAGATCGATGACACTCGAGAGCGAGCCCTTTTCCCACCTGCGGGTGATGTCCTGGCCTTCGCGGATCATATCCTTCAAGGCCCGGACCTTCCGTCTTCCGGTCTGCACCGTGCGAGCGTGAATGATGCGGCGGCTCTCGGGCGCAAACGCCTCGGTGAAATAGCTGGCGCGGTACTTTTCATGCTTGCCGCTGGTCGCTTGCTTGCCCGCGCCGCCCTGGTGGCGAGCATCGACCATGGCGTCTTCGTCGATCCATTGGGCATAGAGGGACGCGAGCGCAATCCCCGAGTCGTCCTTGCTGTTGACGTCGGTGATGCGCACGTCGCTCGCGACCATCTCGCTCGGCACGGTCATGGTGCCCTTGGTTTTGCCGCTGATTTTCTTCAGCGTCGCCTCGGGCCCCTGCACCACCCGCTGGGGAGAGTTGATCTGTTTCTGATCGACGTCATGGGTGATTTCGTTGTGCCGGATGCAGAGCTCGTAGATGTAGGCCGTGAGTGGCATCCCCCAGTCGCCCGCCGTCTCGCGCTCGAAGTGATGGATCGTACACGGTAGCTCGTCGTATTCGTAGACCTCATCTTTGCCGAGGCGCGTCCCGTCTCGCAGTACCCAAAGCCTGCGCCCGTCCTCGCCGCGAATGCTGCAGCGATAGCCCATGTGGACCTCGACCACCCAGCGCTGCTGCATGCGGGTCCGCCCGTTCTGCCCCGAGCGCTTCTCTCCCAAGGCCCACATCGTGGTCGCGTTCTTTTCGATCGCCTCCCGTTGCGAAGGGAACCGCAGGCACAATTCCTCCGGCTCGTAGTAGTCGGTACACACGCAGCCGAGGACCCCGCCATAGGGCCCGCTGGTCTCGAGCGACATGGTCAAGGTATCGTTGATGCGCGCCTCTGTCTTGCCCCAGCCCGGCAACTCGAACACCGCTACACTGCCGACGCTGCCCATCGCGATCATGCCGGCATGGCGCCAGAGGTCGTGCTGGTTGTCGAACTTGCCCTGGCTCTGCTCGTACTCGGCATCGATCGCCCGGTTCAGGAGGATCGCCATGGTCTGCGTCGACCAGTCCCCGCCCACGCTCCGGAACTGCGGCAAGGGGTCATCGTTGCCCCACAGAAGCGCGTGCGCGCCCTTGACGACGCTGCGGCATTTGCGCCGAGTGAGACGGTTTTTCAGGCCCGGGAACACGTTCGTCGACTGCAGGGCATAGCCCACGGGCAGAAACGAGGTGAGCAGCGAGCCCTCGAAGATCGAGGCGAACTTGACCGCCCAGCTGTAGCGTGGCTCGTTGTCGGTGATGGCCTGTTGGGCGGCCTTGGCGAGCTCACCGGGAGCGTCCATCTTGGTGAATCGGTGCCACGACTTTTGATAGGGCATAGTTCCTCAACCGTTCGTGACGCTGGAGGCGATCGCGCTGGTGCTCCGGGCTTGGGGAGCGTTCTTGGCGACGCTGCCGCCCGCCATACTCTGCCCGACGGCGCCCGTCGCGATGCTCGCCCGGTGACCTTGGATGGCGCGGGCCAGGCCCCAGCCAAACGCGCGCCCCGCCATACCGTCGCCGCCGAACAGAATGTCCAGGCGTAACTTCCGCTGGGTCGTCATCTGGGGTTGTTCGGAGACCTGCCGGGCGAGCTCGATCCGTAGGCTCTGGTAGATGTCCGGGTGCACGGCTTCCAAGGCGCGCAGCTGGGTCGGCGACGCCGTGCCATCGCGCACGTCCTCGAGCACGCTCGCGGGGTTGGTGACGCTGTTGTATTTGAGCGCGAAGTCCCGGGCGGTGGCGCGACTCAACGGAATGCCATTGGGGCGCGTCATCGACGCGGAGAGCTGAGCCGGGAGATTATCGTGCAGGTAGCTGGCGACTTGCATCAGCCGCGCGGAGACCTCGCCGTGAAGCTGTGGGTTTACATGATCGATGCCGCCCAGGGCTTGCGCCGTCGCCCGGTGCAGCGCGAGAGGATCGTTGGCGATGGCGGTGAGGGTCCGGGCCTTGGCCGCAAATGCGCTCTGCACGGTCGGGTATTCGCCTTGAAAGCGCGCGATGGCCGTGGACGCCGTGGCCGTGACGGCGCCGGAGGCCGCTCGACCCGCGAGCGCGCCTTCTGCCGCGCGCAGGGCCCGGGCCGCGCTGCCGCGGATCGCCCCGCGCGCCGCCGATCCGATCGCGGCCTGCCCCGTGCGGCCGAGCGTATCGACCAGGCGCGACATGCGAAGGGCCTTTGTGCCGAGCGCGACCACCGCGCCCAGGCCCATGCTGTGGGCCGCCATTCCGGCGACCGCGCCGAGCGCCCCGCTCACGAGCTCATCCTTGGCGCTCGCGGCCGAGGCTGCGCGCTCCTCTGCGCGGGATTGCTCGCGCAGAGCACCTGCCTGCTCGGCGTCGAAACGCGCGCTTTCTTTCGCCACGCCCGCTCGTTCACTCGCGCGCGCCTTGGCGCCCCGGACGTCATCGGCGAGGCGCAGTTGCTCGCGCACCGAATCTACGGCGCCTTGCATGCGCGAGAGCTGCTGTTCGCTCGCCGTGCCGTATTTTCTGTGCGTGCCGATGGCCTGCTCTGCGCCCTGTAGCTTTTTCTCTAAAAATTCCGGGGTGACGCCGCGCCCGACTTCATCGGCGGAGAGATGACCCCGGAGCTTGCTCGGGTCGGTGCGCACGTTCTCACCCGCAAGGGTTCCGAATTGCGAATCGACCACGTCCGAGCCAGGCCGCCAGTGGTCCTCGAGTGCCGTATTCAGTCCCTTTTGCAGGTCGCCCGCGTCACCCCAGAGATCAGGCCTCTCACGATCCAACCGCAGTTGCTTGCGATAATCGGAGACCTTGCCGAGCAGCTCTTGGGCCGCGCCTTGGTCGAGCGGATCGGCGGCGCTGGCGATCTTCCGGAGCTTGGTCTCTTGCGCGTGCAAGCTCTGCTCGAGTTCGCCCGCAGCCTCGAACCAGTCGGCCCCTTTGGCCGCGGTGTCGAGCCGCTCGCTGCTCTCTTTCAGGATCCGATCCAGGTCAGCCGCGGGTTTTCTGAGGCCCTTGACCTGCGAGTAGGCGAGAGGAGTGGCCTCGACCGGCGCTCCACCCTTGAGGGGGATTTCCCCCTCAAACAGGACCTTGCCACTCTCGCCATCGACGTAGCGGCCATAGACCGTCTCGCGGCCGAGTTCTTGGGCGGCCTGTAGCCGGTGCCGACCGTCGCGCAGCAAGAGCTCCCCGCCGTCGTTGACGAGCGTCACGCCCTGCTTGCCGTCGTTGCTCGTGACCCGGCCCGTCTCGGAGAAGGCCTTGTTTTGCTTCAGCGCCTCCACCCGCGCCAGATCGCCCTCTCCCTCGATAGGCAGGGCTTTGAGATCCTCGAGCGTTCGTCCTTCGAGCGAGATGGGAGAGACTCTCTTGGACGGACCGGGGCCCTTGGGCCTCAGTTCCGCGCGCAGATCGAGCGCCGCCTGGCTCGTGTCCGCGGCCCACTGTCGCTGGGCGGGATTGGTCTCGGGCACCATCGCGCGGATCTTGTTGCGCTTGGCACCCGAGCCCGTGACCTCCGCCATGGTCTGGTTCAGGGTGTCGAGGCCCGCTGCGGCGCGCTGGCTGCCGGTGTCGATGATGTTTTTCTCAGCGCCGACCAGGAACGCGTCGCGATCGGGACCGAGCGGCACGCCGTCGGCCACATCCGCGGCAGAGTCGAGCGCCCTTCGCTCCGCTCCTGCCAGGACATGCTCGCCTGCTTCCTCTGCGACCTCGCCCGTCAGACGGTTGCGAAAGGCGCTCGCGCCCTTGCGTAGCACGGCCGGCACGGCACGCCCGAGGATCTCCCCGCCGACGCCGTACATCAGAATATTGCCGGCGTTGACGCCGCGCTGTTGCGCTTGGGCTTCCTCGACCTCGTCCGCCGTGCCGCTCGCGCCGCCCTCGACCAGAGCCCCGGCGGCGCCGACGAGGCTCTCGCCGGTGGCTGCAGTGGCCGCCGCCTCGGGCAGCAGGGGCCCGATCCCGGCTGCCGCTCGACCCACCCCGAGCGCGCCGGCGGCGCCCTCGACCAGGGCCCCGCCGGCAATGGCCGGCACTGCCGTGCCTGCGGCTTGGGTGAGGAAGCTTGTGACCGGCGACTCCTGACGGGTGAGCGCCTGCCGCCCTGCGATGTCCTCGGGAGAGCCTGCGCCTTGCGCCAGGCCCAAGGTCGCCGTGCGCGCGAACCGTTCGGCCTGGCCTAATGCTTGCTGCCCGGTGCCGCCGTACTGCGCGTACTGGGTCCGCTCGGCGACCCGCGCTTGCACCTCGGCGTCGCCGGCCACTGCCCAGCCCTGGTCGCGCTCTTGGATCGCGACGTCGGCGGGATCGACCTGGTACAGGCGCCCGTCTCCCGAGCGCATCACGACCTTGCCCGCGGTGGGCGCGGCAGCGTCGGCAGCGGTCGGCGGGGGAAGAGTCGGCTCGGCCATCAGAAGGGCGCGTAGCGCACGGCCGCCGGCAGCCGGGCGCTCTCCTCTTGTTGTTTGGCGACGTCCGGCTTGGCGAGCAATTCTTTGCGGTCCGACTGTCGTCGCGCGACCGCGGCGCGGTTTTCGAGCTCGAGCGGGGTGGGGGCGAACGCTGGGGTCTGCGGGCCCGTCTCGGTGACGTTCTGCTTTTCGAGCGGATTGGCCGCGGGTTGCGGGATACCGGGCGTGACGCTCGCGCTCGTGCGGCGCAAGAGGACCTCGAGCGCTTGCTGGCCCACGCCCGGGAACTTCTTCTCGAGCGCAGTAGTGAGACCCTTGTTGTTGGTGTCCCGCAACCGCTGCAGACCCCGCAAGAAGCCCTCGCCCGATGCACCGAACTCCAGGCCCGCGCTCTCCCGATCGCTCTCGGTGATGACCCCGCCGTAGCTCTTGGCCTTCTGGGTGATGTACGTGTTGATGTAGCCGTTGGCCTTTTCGGCGTCCATGCCCGGTTTCCAGCCGAGCCGCGAGAGGGCAGGGATGAGGGCCTTCGGAATATTGAGCACACCCTTCGTGGGCAGCTTGTCGCCGTTCTCCGCCATGATCGATTCGATCTCGGCTCGGTCTGCGTCGATCTGCTTGGTTGTCACGGCGGCCTGCGCGATGCTGGGCGATTCCTTGCCCGCCGCCACTTCCTGGTCGAGCCCCTTGTCCCATGCGTCCGGCGTAATCCCGAGGCTTGCCAGCTCGCGTGTGGTCGGGTTGTCGAGCTTGACAGCCCCGGGCCCGACGGGCTTGGGAGCGGCAAAGCCCACGTTGGTCGCGACGTGACCCATCACCAGGGCCTGGCTCTTGTTGAAATCGTCCAGCGCCTGGGCCCGCAAGGTCGAGGCCGTCGCCCCGAGCTCGCGCATCGCAGCCGCCGATCGGGCGAAGCGCTTCCTCGAGTCGGCCTCGTCGGCGAGGGAGGTTTTGATCTTGCTCTGCGCGAGCGAGACGGCGGCATTCTTGTCGCCGAGCACGCGTTCGAGGTCGGTCACGAGCGCGCCCTTGTTGGTTTTCTGCGTCTCGACCCACTCGCGGTTGAGCTGTTGGATCATATCCAGGGTCGTGTTCTTCAGGCGCCCGCCGCTCAGTCCCTCGGAGAGACCTCCCGCGATACTGCTAAGCAGCGTGAGGGCGACGCCCCAGTCGCTATAGTCCGCGTGCGGTTGAATCGCTCGGGCCTGCGCCTGGGTGAGCCGAGAGCTCGCCTCGTCCTGAGCCCGGGTAGCGGCGGCCTCGTCGCCGAGGGCCTGGTTGCGGGCTCGCCACGCGTCGTAGTAGGCCTGGTCGGCTTGGGCCGCCTCGTCCTGGTTGGTGGCCGTGGTCGCGGCGACCTGCTGGTTGATGGCCTTGCCGCGCTGCAGGAGCGATTCGCCGGCGGTGTCGAGGATATTTTGCGCGCTCTGTGCGTCGGGGCCCTCGGTCTTGGCCTCGGCCGTGGTCGCGATGAGCCCGGGGGCAAGGGCCCGGATCGACTCCTCGGCAGGGTTGCGCGCGGGGGGCGGGGCAGCAGCCGGCGAAGCCGCGGCAGGGACGGGGATGCCCGCGGCGGCAAGGGCTTGAGCGGCAGGGGTGGCCACAGGGGGCCCGCCCAGGGCTGCCAGGTCCCCGGCGCTCGGGGTAGTGGCAGAGCTCACCGCGGCCCGCTCGGTCGGGCTGAGCGGCGCCGTGACAGGCATGGGCGGCGCGGCGGGCCTCGGTGGGGGAGGAGGGGGCGGGGGAATGTCGTGGATCCCCGGAGCCGCGGGCGGCGCGGGCGGAGGCGCCACCGACAGCGGGTCAGCGGCTCCCGTGAGCGACGGGGTGCTCGAGGGTACGGGGGCGGGCTGCGGCTGGGCGCTCTGCTGCGCACCGGAGCGCCGGGTCTCCGCCTCGATACTGCCGTCGGGATCGGGTACGGGGGTACGCGAGCCATCGTCGTAGAGCACGTCGCCCCACGGGTGGCCCGGCTCCCAGCGCTCGAAGCCGACGGGGGTGCCCATTTACACCCCCCCGATCACTGCCGCGGCGGGTTTGGTGAGCAGGCCGAGTCCGCCCGCGGCACCGACCACATCCGTGCCGATCTTGGCGACGGTGGCGAGGTAATCGAGCGGGCCTTTCTTTGCCTGTTGGGCGGCGATCTTCAGCTGGGTCGCGGCCTGCTTGTCGATGCCGTAGCGCTGGGTCATGTCGTCGAGGATCTTCTCCTGCACCGAGATGTCGAGCTTGGCGTAGTCGATGCCGAGCTCGTTGACGTGCTGGATCATGTTGTTGACCAAGCTCTGGTTCTGCACGTCGATGCCGAGTTTGCCGAGGTCGATCTGCGCGCCGCTCTCGGCCACCTGCGCCTCTTGGCCAAAGGCAGCGGTCGAGGTCTGCCCGATGGTGTTGGCGATGCCGCCTGCGGTCTGCGCCTGACCCACTCGCGCGTTGAACGCCTGGATCCGTGCCTGGTAGTCCTGATTGGCGGCTTGCGTGGCGGCGAGATTGGCCTCTCCGGCGATGGCCGGCATCTGTTGGTTGACCCCGAGCCGTGCGGCAGCTTGCGCCCCCGCGCCCCCCCGCGCATTCATGGCGACGCTGTTGGCTGCGAGGGTCGCCCGTTCGCTGAAGCGCTGCTCGAGGGCCTGGCGCTCCTCGGGCGTGATCGCCTGAGGCCCCTCGAGTCCGAGCGCGAACTTCAGGGTCGAGCGCTGGTCTTCGAGGGCCGCGTCGCGCGCGGCTCGCGCCGGGTCGAGTTGGGTGGGGTCGATCTTCGGGTCGCGAGTGAAGGCCGCTGCCCCTCCGCCTTGCGCCTGCACGTCGGCGAGGGTGGGGGCGGTGTATTGGCTGGCGGTCGACTGCACCTGTTGCTGCTGCAGCCAGGCTTGGTGCCCCGCGGTGTCGTGCGCGTCGCTCCAGGCGTTGTTGCCCGCGCTCCATTTCCAACCGGGCCAGCCATCGGGCGCGGGGGGCTTTTCCGTCGCGGGGGCAGGGGCAGTGTTGTACCGCTCCTGGTAACCCGGCATCGAGGTCGGGTCCTGGTATTGGCTGTAGTCGGTCTCGGGCATTACTGTGTGTCCCTCGCTGGCAAGCGTTGCATGCCGGGAGCGGTCTCGGTTTCGAGCGTGACTTCATTGATGCGCAGGCCCGCCGAGCCACTGCTACCAGAGATTTGCCAGCGCAGACCGAACAGAGCGCACTTCGGATCGGGGATGGCTTTTTTCTCGCTGAAGAGCTTGCCCGCGCTGTAGCCGTTGGCCGCGGTGATGGCCCAGCTGCCAATGGCGGTGTAACTGAGGCCCGAGTCATAGGTGATGCTGAGCGCGAGGGTAGCGTCCCCCTGGTACTCGCCCACCATGCCGGCGTTCAGACTGCGACCCCAGCTCTGCCCCGAGCCGAAATCGAAATCGTACGTGTCGAGTACCTGCGTCGGCATCGAGCCCGTGCCGGGCAGGGCGTCTTGCTGAAAGACGGCGCCCGCACGCGTACAGTAAACGAGTCGCCCCTGGTACTCGCACAGGGCATCGACCACCCCGACGTCATCGACGAACCACACCTTTCGCCGCAGGTCATAGACCAGGATCTCGCCCGCGTCCCCCGCGGCGTTTTGGATCGCGAAAGCGACGTGATGGCTGCGACGCAGAAACGCCGTCGCGACCACGACCGGGTAGGTCACCAGCTCGTCCCGGACGGCTTCGCCCACCTTGCGATCGACGCTTCCGCCCTTTTGCAAGAGGCAGATCTGGTCGAACTCGCGCTGAAAAAACGTGCCCTCGTCCGTCTCGCACAGGCTCCGCCAGCCGTCGGTGTCGACTAAGCCGCCCTCACTCGAGAGGCACGCGGCGTAGCTGAATTCCCCGAGCCCGCTGAAGTCCGGGCCCTCGCCTTGCCAGAGGTGGATCTCGTTGCGCGTGAAGGCGACCCGGTTACTGCCGAGCCGAGCGATGCCGCGCACGTCCTCGCTCGCGCGGTACTGGTACTGGACTAGATCGCTATCGGTGAAGGCCACGGCCTCGCCCGGGAACACGAGCTTGCTCTCGAGGATCTGCTCTGCGCGCGGCAGCCCCGCGGCCCCGAGGCGATCGTTCAGCGGCCAAACGAACCGGCAGGGAGGCGGGGCCTGGTTCGGCACCGGGGTCTGACTCTGGGTGTAGATGGTCGTGCCGATGGCTCGCAGTTGCGCGTCGCTCAGCGTGAGCGTGAACGCAAAGGTATCGCCGAAGTCATCACTCAGCGGGATACTCGTCTGCGATTCCCGGAACAGCAACTCCCCCGCGCTGAGATCGGCCAAGGCCGCCGTGCGGAAGAATACTAGCCGGAAGCTGCCGCTATCCCCCGAGCCGCTCACGGCTTTACGCAAGGAATGCAGACCCGAGATGGTGCCTGTGATGCGATTGTCGGCGGCGCCCGTGGTGATGTCCTGGACGGTGGACGGTGGACCGAGGTGGCTGTTTTTCCGCGAGTCGACGTACTCGGCGCAGCACTGGATGAAATAGCGCGCGCTCGACGTGACGCTGCCGCCTGCCCCTGAACTCGTCAGTGTCAAAAACTCCGGCGCTTCACCCCAGGAGATCTCGTGGGCCGCGTAGCCATCGGTCACGAGGGGTAGGCCGTTGGCGATGTAGAGAAGGCCACCGATGACGGCTGTTTGCCGGCGACGGATGCCGCCCCCGCGATACTCGGTTACAAAGGCGGTCTCCTCGCCGTCGTTATTCGCGGCCATCGTGACCAGGTAGTACTTGCCAGTCACCGCGTCACGCACGTGCGAGCCCAGGCGTTTACTGCTGGCAATCGCGGTGCCAAAGTCCTTGAAAAAGTGCACTTCACCGAGCGTGCCGAGTGCGTTGACTTTCTGGTCCGTGCCTCCCGCGAGGAAGCCGAAGCCCGACGTGAAGCCTTGCCCGATGGGATCGACACTCAGCACCTCGCTAGACAGCTGGGCGGACAAATAGCAGCTGCCCGATCCCACTCCAGAGGTGAGCGTCTGGTTTAGTCCAACGTGCGCGTCATCGGATTGGGCGATGCCCACGGCTCGTGGAGTCACGCTCGTCACGTCGACGAGGATGCGAAAGGTGGCAGACACCGCGTCCTGGTAGAGCACGCTGTGCAGACCCGTCGTTGTATTGGTGAAAACAGCGGTGGGGCCCGTCACGGTCGCGCCGGTGGCGAGATTGATCGTGAGCGCCTTGACCGTGGCTCCTGATGCCCCATACAGGACAGTGATTCGGTTCTGCGGGCCGTTGGCGGCAATCGACAAATAATTCGAGGCGAGACCCGCCTTGGTCACGGTCATCTGCTGGACGAAACTATCGTTGTAGTGGCGAATGACCAAGTCGCCCGCGAGCTGTCCAACAGTAACGAACCCTCCTGGAGAACCGAGCACGGCTCCGGCGGCAAAAACGAACGTGTCGACGGTGTACAGCGTGCTCGTGGCCGATATCGTGTTGTCACTCGCTGCGTTGAAGGAGCGCGCCCGTAACGCGGTCCCGACGGCGTTGTTGCCCACGATGACAAATAGCCCGCTCGCGAGTAGCAGGGAGATCGGCCGCAGCAGGCTCGATAGGTCGAGGCGCAACAGTACCGCGCCGTCGCTGGGGCGAAAAACTGTCGCAAAGGCAGCCGTCGATGTGTTGCCGGCGTCGAAAGCAAAAACACAGATATCGTCGTTGACGGCGCATGTCGCGGTACGGACGCCCTGCTCGATATCGGCGGGACTGGCGAGATCTCGAATGTCAGTGGCCAGTGGCAGCGACTTGCCCTTGTCAATTTGACGCCAAGCCTTGAATTCCCCCACGTACTCGAAGAATCCCAGGACGTTGGCCGTCGCCTGCTGGCTATTGGAGCCGAAGCCGAATAGGCGCCCGTCGTAATTCACCAGATCGTGAATGCGAACGGTCAGAATCGAGGCGTAGAGGCTGCTCGCCAGGGCCGTGAACCCGGGCCGCTGCTCGAGCTCGTTGTCGCGGCGCAACCGAAAGTTGACCGCGCGCCGGATCAACCCCTCGGGCGGCAGGATGCGTCGAGCGGCGGCGCTATTGGTGCCGCCGTCGAGCTTGTAGCGCGTGATTACCCCCACGGTGTCACCCGGTACCCGGTGGTTGGGTCGCCGCGTCCACCTGCGCCCGGATCCGCCCCACATCCCGGTGGCTGAGCGGGATCGGCTGGGTGTCGTCCACCATCGGGACGATGCCCTTTCTCACCTGCCGGATGAGCCTCCTGCCGGCGCCCACGCCCTCGATCACGGCCTGCACGGCGCCGATCGTCCAGTAGATGGCTCGGCCAAGGGCTCCGAGGATCACCGCGTGCCCTCCAGGCTCGTACCAAAGAACGGCACGACCGGCAGCGCCCCCGGGCACGTCCCTTGGATGTCCTGCCCGGTCGAGCTGAACCTCACCCGGTCCCGAGCTCGCCGCACGACCCGCACCGCGTCCGCGCAGTTGCCCTCGATCGTCATGACCTCGTGGGGGCCGAGGCCGACCACGATGCCGCAGTGACCGGTGGAGGCAGCCGTCGAGAACCACATCAGGTCCCCCGGCAAGGGCGAGTCCACGGCGGGGAAGTGATGGCCGAGCGCCTGAGCTCCCGCGATCGCTACCGTATCGAGGCACCAGGACGCAAACGCCGCGCACCAGGGTAGGCCCGTCGAGACATGGCAGCGCTGCAGCCACTCGTCGATGCGGTGACCCCGGTTGCTCCCCGGAGGGTCCTCGGTGACCCCGACCGCGGCCTGAGCGCGCGCGACGACCGCTCGCCTTCGGGGGCTGCAGCTGAACAGATCGAGCGCCCACTGGGTGAGCGGGCCTATGGCGCCGTCGATCCGGAGGGGCTGGTCGAACGGGTCCACGTGGGAGCGCTGGAACTCCCGGATGTCCTCGGGGGTCACGGAAGCATCCTCGGGTGTTCGAACGCCCTGCCCAAGCGGATGCCCCCGTAGTTCTGAGCGACGATCGCCTCCTTCATGTCGACGGTGACCGACTCGGTGTCGCCGTGGCAGTGCACAACCAGCTCCCACGCGTTCTTGTGGTTCCAGCGGCGCGCGCTCGCGCTCTCCACGGGCTTACCGCATACCGCGCACTCGGGCAGCAGCTTGCCGGGCGTGAGAGCGTGATCCGACCACTGCTCGAGCAGGTTCACTGCAGACCCAAGTTCTGCTGGATCGCCTTGATGATCCCCGCGTACGCCGGCCAGTTGCGCTCGATGATCGGGACCAGCACCCCGACGAGGCCAGTCAAGAGAGTCACCGTCGCCGCGGACAGACCGAGCTTGGCTGCCTTCTGCTTGCGCGTCAGGTCCGGCGGAGTCGAGCCCGACGCGCTCTCGGTCAGGGCCCGGGTGAGCTGCTGGCGAGCTTCGTTGCGCTCTTGCCGCAGGCGCATGTTTTCGCGCTTGAGCGTGAGCTTCTCCACGTCGAGGCCCATGCCGGGCTGGGTGATCTCGTCCCGGGCTGACCCGAAGGGCTGCGCGGGCAACGGTGGAGGACGGATCTCGTCCGTCACGGCCCACCGTCAGGCCGCGCCTGGCACGCCCTCACGCGCCGAGCGACCTCCCGCACGTCTCCCAGGGTGATGGTGTCCGGGTCGAGCGGCAGGGCTGTCACGGCCTCCGCTCGGCATTGCAGGAGCGAGGGAGAGCCACACCCGTAGCCGAGCGCGACCAGACCGACGTATCCGACGACGAACCCCCAAGTGATTTGTCGCAGCATGAGCCGGATACTGAACCGATTCGACGGGTGGGTCAAATATGACCCACCTCCAGATGGGCTTCAGCTGCCGCGGGTGGCGCCGTTCAGAGGGTCATGACGCGCGCGTTGCTGGTTGGCTTACTGCTCGCTCTCGGTTGCTCCGGGACTGCTCCCGCGGAAGACCCGCGCCTACACCCGACGCTCGGCCTCGACCCGACCATCAGCGATCTATCCCTCTCCGCGATCGTGATGTGGGAGCGCGCCACGGGGGGCCTGTACGCGCCCGACGTACACTTGGGCTGCGACGGTTCGGAGACCTACTGCATCCGGGAATTGCCCGGGATGCTCGCGGAGTGCGGCGAGGTCGGCACCGTCAACGGTTGCTGCGACACCCCCGCCCACGAGATTCGTCTCTCGGAGAGCATGTACCTCGACCAGAAAATCAGCACGCTCGCTCACGAACTCGGCCATTCCCTGGGCCTTGCCCACGGCACAGGCGTGACGCTGATGAACCCAGGCCGTGGCAGGGATGCCCGCCACTCGCCCTGCGTGGACCAGGCGGCGCTCGACGCCTTCGCGTCCGAGTACGGCGCCGCGACCCTGCCTGTCGTCTGCTACGGCGATGACGTGCGGCAGGAGGCGCTCGCCCGGTACGAGGATCTCGCTCACCCGGAGCGACAATGATGAGCGCCCGGGCGTTAGTGGCCGCACTGCTGCTGGCCTCGGCCGCGCACGCGGAGAGCCGCACCCTGCTCGTCGCCGTCGACATGGTGACGGGCGCGGTGCGGGGGCTGGTCAACCTCGAGAGCGAAGAAACCTGCCTCGGTGCGGTGAAGATCCACCAACCGCTCGGGAGTTGGGCGCGCGAAACCTACCACGTGCGCACGGGTGAGCGCCTCGACTGCCGCGTGCCGAAGTAACACCCAGGGGTGACCCAGCGCGCCAAGCTGTCACACCGGCGCAATGTGCCCCGGTGCTAGAGTCCCCAGCGATAGGCCCTGCCCGTCCCCTGGTTTCCCCCCGGCCAGTGGTAGACGAGTGGGGCCTAGCCTTGTGTGAGCGCCTCGGCCTAGCCTGGAATGGGCAGGTGAAAGCGCCCGGTCTTGCGCAGCGGATGCAGGAGCTCGCGGTGCTCCTGGTCCCGATCGAGCTGCGTCAATCTCACGGTATCGCTCACGGCGTGTGCGACGACTCGCTCTCGGTATCGTCGACCAAGTCTCTGAGCCTCCGCGGTTGCTCGCGCAGCACAGTCTCGAAGGCTGTCCTCCACGTCTCGTTGACTAAGCGCAATTCGCGCTGCTGCTGCCGCGCCGCAAGCTCTCTTGAGTAGCGTCTCTGTCGGTAGAGCAGCCAGATAGCGATCAGTGCACAGAAACCACCCCAGTGCCTTTCGTAGAGCATTCGGAGGGCGTAATTGAGCAAGTTCGATTCCGGGGTCATGGTTCATGGTCTCTTCTCTCCCGCTACCGTTGGTTGATTCTCAGCCGTAGGTGAACACCACTACGACGCCGTTTTTCCCATCGCCACCTCGGGCGATCGTGACGGCTGTGGCGCCACTGACGACGCCCACCCCCGACGAGCCACCACTGCCGCCTGGAAAGCCGCCGTCCCCGCCCCGCCCCGTGCTCGAGGTCGAGCCACTGGTGGCTATCAAGGCGCCTCCGCCGGCGCCGCTCTGGCCCGGGTACAGGCCGAGGATGCCGTCCGCTCCGTCGCCGCCGTTGCCGCCGTTGCCCGCCCCCGAAACACCGGCGCCACCCGTTGGGCCACCGCCGGTGATGAGCGCCGGAGCCGTGCCGCCCGTCGTGTCGAAGCCCCGTTTGCCCGCGTCACCGCCGTTGCGCGCCGTGGGCCCTGTGGTGTCGAGGCTGCCGCCGGGACCAGCGCCGGGAACCCCTTGCAGCGAGCGCCCCGCGGGGCGTCCGTTCGTGCCGGATCCGGCTGCGTTGCCGCCACCGCCACCGCCACCGTAGACCGACGCGCCCGTCGAGGCCGCGCCCGTGTCACCGCGCCCGCCGCCGAAGTCACTGTCCTTCGTGTTGGCCGAATCGACGTCATTCGGAGATCCGCCGGGCTGATTGGCAACGGTGCCGTCTGCCCCGGCGCTCATCCAGCCGCCACCGCCCGCGCCGGAAGCCGCGGAGGAACCGTTGTTGGTATTGGTGCCGCCGCGCCCGCCCGGATAGGCGGCGAGCAGTGCGCCGAACGCCGAGACGCCGCCCAGCGTGCCTTGGGCGCCGTTGGCATTGCCGGAGCCAGCAGAGCCGGCTGAAGCTCCCGCTCCGGCCAACCCCACCGTGACAGGGATCGGCGTGCCGATGGCTGCAATGTAAGCCGCTAGCTCATCGCGGCCGAACCAAAGATCCCCCACTGCGCCGCCGCCCGACCCGGAGGGCCCGGTGAAATCGGCGCCCGTGGTATTGGTGCGCGGGGCGCGCGCGCCGCCCGTGCCGCCCGGGACCAGCCAAACGCGATAGCGGTAGCCGTCGCTCTGCAGAGACCATGTGCTCGAGGTGGTAGTGACCGAGGCGCCGTTTTCGTCGAGGGTCTCGAGCGAACCGTCCGCGCGATAGATCTCGGTCCGGATGCGCTTTGCAGCCGATGCCGCGCCCGTAGCTCCAGTAGCCCCCGTGGGCCCCGTCGGTCCGGTGGCACCCGTCGCGCCGACCACGCCCGTCATCGCGCTCCAGCGGTTGACGCCGTTGCTCTCGAAAACAACCAGGCCCTCGGTGGTGAAGCTGACCATCTCCGTGCCGTTGACGGTCGCGTCATTGGTGGCATTGGGCGCCACAAATACGCGCAGCGCGCCCTCGGGCTGCTCGAGGAAAACACTGATGGTGCTGCCGCGATTCTCGGGCGACGGCGCAGGCAAGATGAAGCCCATGCCCGCGACCGGAGGAGAGACGCGCTTGGTCTCGCCCGCGCTCGCGCGGTAGGAACTCGTGGCGACGCTCACATCCCCCGCGCTCTGGGTGAGCGCCTTGAGATCCCCGTAGATTTCAGTGAGCGCCTTGCCGAGCACGGCGCCGAGGCCCGAAGGCGTGTCGGGCGGCAGCTTGCTCGGTGGGCGAAACAGCGTCACGGCTTATCCGTGGTAGTTCGCAGCGTCGCGCGTCCAGCTGCCGACGCCGTCTTCCGTCTCGATGCCGGTAAATTCCCCGATGGCCGCCACGGCGTCGTCGCTCATCTTCTCGGCCAGGGCTTGCCGGCGCTGGGCATCGTTGTCGCGAATGCAGCACTCGAGGACCCCTTGGGCGACGTGGTAGTCGTACCAGCACTGCTCCCGGTACAAGAACAGGTAGGTATCGTGCCCCGCGATGTCCGCCCAATCAGGCAGTGACCAGAGCATGTACTCGCCCGAGGTCGGCACGGGAAAGATGCCGATGGTGCCGGCGGTGAGCACGGTGGTGGCGACGCTGCCGTGGCTGATGACGTCCCAGGCGTAGGGGCGCTCGCACTCGGCGGGGTGGTTGTCCTGGTGATCGCGGCGCTCTCCCCAGCCGTCGAGATGCTTGAGTCTGCGCCAGCGCCCGCTCTGCAACACATCGATACCGACCACCGCAATGGCTCCCGTCGGGTAAGCGATCGTCGCGTACTGCTCGTCGGTGCTGACGGCCGTGGTCGGAAGCGAGGCCTTGGCCTGAGCCACGCGGAACTCGCGAAAGCCCTTGCGGGTGGCCAGGCCCCGAAGACGCCGGTAGGTTTCATCCGCGAACTCGTCCACGATCGCCGTGTCAAAGCGAAAGGCCGAGCCCGATCCGATTTGCCCCACGATGTCCGCAAGGCGGCTCACGCGGGTCTTCCACTGCAGTAACGTGCGGGTGAACATGGGGCCTCAGCTGAGCAGGATGCCCGTCGGGTTGGCGCGATTGGCGAGCCTCACGCGGTTGGCAAGGCTCGGGATGCCGTTGGGGTAGTAGCAGGCGGCCCAATCGGTGGTGTCAGGTGGCGCTTGTGATGTGTAGCAGCCGACGGCTAGTGGGGTAGAAGCGTCGAATAACGACGCGGGGAGAGTCCCCGCAGTCTGGATAATTGTGAGCAGGGAAAAGTTAGAGAACAGCTTGACCCGGTCGGCGGGAAGCGAACCGCCCAGTACAAACAGTGGGTCGAAAGCCCACTCGAGCCAACGCCAGTTAGCTCCTACCATCGGAGAGGCCGCTTTCGCGGACGAGGCTCCTGCACCATCGCCAGATATCGAGCAAGTGAGGCACTGCACCGCTGAAGAGATGCCGCAGGGCAACTGAATTCTGCGGAATCCGCTCGCTCCGCTGTGCTGCAGGAACACTTCACCGAATGACGTGGTTAGCCCGCCGTTGTCCGGTAGGCGAAACCACCCAGCGACGTACGTCGGCCCAGTCCACCCCGCGGTGACAGACCCAACGGTGCGCATAGAAGCCGGATTTGGATCGGTCGTGGCCCGCATACGGAACTGCTGCCCACCGTTCTCCGTGAGCACCGTCGGCTGGTTCGCGACCGTGGCCTGCACCAGGTCAAACGTCGAATGCCCATTGCCCTCGAGCACCCGGAAAGCGGCCGTGCCGAATCCCGTGGTGTTGCTGGCCTCCCAGAAATACCCCGCGGCAACTTCCGGCACATCGCGCGGATCGAACCCGGGCCCCGCGGAGAGCTCCCATCTCGCTCGGTTGGCGGGGCTACTTCGGCGCCGCATGAGGACCTACTGCGCGTATTCGCGGAAGAGCTCGACGCCCACAAAGAGGTTACCGACGCCCGTGGCGCCCATCGTGATGTGATTGTTCACGACGATCCCCTGGTTCTGCTCGAGCACCAGAGGTAGCCCATCGGCAGGGTACCAGTCCTCGTACACGCCCGGCAGGACCGAGCCCGCGCCCACGGCAAACACCTCCGGCTCGTCGGTGTCCTCGGCCGTGTAGGTGGCGCCGGTGATGGCCGCAGTGCCCGCGATGTACGCGGCGAGATCGGTCGTCGGCACCCGATCGCCCACGGCACTGCCGCGGATGTTGGCTTGGCGCTTGTAGTGCGCTTGCACGGCCGTGCCGCCCGTCGTGTGCAGGACCGTGAAGCCATAGACCTTGTTGACGCGGAAGGCCATCGATTGGGCCGCACCAAAGGCCGTACTGGTGACCCAACGGATCCGGATCCCGCTCACGGCAATCGCACGCGAGGAGACATTGCGGAGCGCAAACACATCTCCTGCCGCGGCGATGACGGTGGCCGCGCCCGAGACCGCGCCGAGCAGGTAGCCCGTCCCTTGGACGAGGTTGCTCGGGGCAATGAGCAGGTTTTCAGCCGTGCTCATGACGGCTGCTCAGCTCCCCTGGAACGGCACCAGCACGGCGGGGCCTACGAAGACCTCGACCCGGTGCCGCGTCTCGTCCGACGCAATGCCGGTCACCTGCAGCTCTACGTGCGTCGAGTTCATCACGAGATCCGCGTCGCCGGGGGGCAGGATGAAAAAGCTCACCTCGAGCCGCCCGTCGTCATCGAACCCGTCCGCAGAGGGCGTGGCCGTGTCGGCGGTATAGATCGACATGGTCGTCGAGCTGGCCCCGGGAAAGACCGTGGCATAGAGCGACTCGCTCGCCGTCGCCACGTCCGAGCTCGCGTTGATGCCGAGCACCCGCTTGCCGCCATCGCGCGCGACCGGGTGCGTGAGCACGGCGGTATTGGTAGAGATGTTACCAATGCTCGAGCCAGCGGTGCTGGACGTCGCCACATCGCTCGTGCCGACGGCGGTGGTGATGGCCGTGTCGCTCGAGTCGTAGTTCGCCGCTGCGTGGCAGAGGCCATAGGCGACGTTGGCCGTCGCAACGACGCCGTGCGCATGAATGACCCTTCGGGTGCCGAGCAGCACCGGCGTTGCAGCGCCCGCGACCCAGCGCTCGTACTCGACGTAGAACTGGTCGTTGTCGCTCTGCAGAAAGTGCCGCCATTTGATTTGGCGGAAGGTCCCGGTCGGGAAGGTCACGCCTTGATCGGTCAGATCAATCAGTTCGAGCGCGGCGGGGGTCGTGTCGTTGGTGTTGACGCCCTCGGCGATGAGCGTGGGGCGCCCGAACATGGCGTCCAGGTACTGGCCACGCTTGGCCAGGGTGCTCTGCGCGCGCGACAGTCGCACCGCCGGGTCGCCGTCGATGGCATCCATGTCGATGGTGACGCCGGGTAGGACAAAGGAAACTGCAAGGGTCTGAACAGCCATGGTTTCTTAGCTCCCGCACGAAAGTTCGAGGAACGCGCTCAGCACGGTGCCGCTCGCGGAGTCCTCATTGCTGCCGTCATCGCCGGCAGTCACGAGCACGTTGGCCGTGCCGAGCGTGAGCGAGATATCGCTCCAGGTCACGATGCGGCCGCCGGCCACGTCCGCGCTGCCATCGTTGTTGATGATGCTCCCTCCGCTCGCCAGCACGCGCAGTGCGCCCCCGGTCGGCAGGTTGGTGAGCGCGTACAAACCCGCGCTCGTGCGCGTGGCCGCGATGCCACCACTGGTGCCGGCAGCGGTGACGGTGATGGCACCGGTGGAGCCGATCGCTGCGTTAAAGTAAATCTTGCGGATCAGGCCGAATTTGACGTCGAGCTGTTGCCCGCCGGGCCGCGTATCGCTCAGGACCGTGGTGACTGCCATGGCTCAGCCCGTCAAGGTGAAGATGCCGTGAGCGCACGGATTGCCGACGCCGTGGGCGCCGATGAAATACGGCCGGAGCTCGGCGTCGTTGCTGCCCTCCTTCGCCCGCAGCATGCCGTTGCCCATGCCGTAGGTGAAGAGATTGATGAGCTTACCCGTGGGCCCGGCGATGCGGCACATCTTGAAGCTGCAGAGCCGCGCGATGCCCTTGGTCATGGTCGGCTCGGCGATGACATTCAGAATGCCCTGAGCCGTGCGCACTTGGATGGCCTCGTAGCCGTCGACCGCGACTTTTTCGACGTCGCGACCCACGCGCGAAGACTGCTGGTCTTCGAACGTGTCCCAGTCCTCGGGGTGAATCATGAGCGTCTGGCTCTTGCCGATCTGCGCCTTGTCGGCGCCGAGCCGAGCCATGTTCTTGCTGAGCAGCCGCTTGGCTCGGCGCGCGAATGTGCCGGAGTTCTCGGCGGTGCCGAGCAGGCGCGAGCCCGAGAGGAAGGCGTCG